ATCATGGGTTTTACGAATAGGTTGATTGTTCATCTTTTTGATTTGTGTTTTGTGTTTTTCTTCGTAAAACTTACGAATTTGTGTTTGTTGTTCTGATCGATTGTAATTGACAAAGAATATGAATACGTTATATTCTAGGTCTACTGTTGGGCTTTCTTTATGTATAAATTTGAATTCTGTATATTCACCATTTTTTAGTGACACGACACCACGTGTCTCTTCTTCTAATTCTCGTAGGGCACACCTCAAGGGGTTGTAAATTTCTCGTCTTCTACACCCACCCGTTACGAAAATCCAATCTTTAAATCTCCAGTCTCTTACTGTGAGAAATCTCGGTTTCCCATCGGTAAAAGTAACCGGTACTGCAATCGCTTTGTACTTCTTCATTGCGCATTCGCAAGTTATAATAAGTGGATATGATTATTCTTCGGATTTTTCATCCACCTCATCGATATCTTCAAGCTTCTTTTCAGGTACAGGAACTGGAGCAGAAACGGGCTCTGGGGGTGGAGCTAAGTGTCGAACGACCTGGGCTGAGAAACCTTTAAAATTGTCAATATCCTGTTTAGCCTTGTTTAACTCTTTAAACATGTAAATCATACCAATTGCAAAAATAATCGCTGCAACCACGAATAGAGTGTCTTTATTGACTGGAACCATTTATAAAAGAAAATGTCATTTTCTTTTTAAGCTTTCTACATCACGGCACCCATCCTAGTCTTACCAGCGGTGGGGCATTCGTATGGGCTCTGGGCAAATTGAACGGCTTCGTAATGCGCATTTTCACACGATTTGCTTGTTGGTTGTGTGGGTTGACCAACAAACTTTTCGAGTGTCCTGGAGTTAGGATCGTACGTCAATACAAAAACGATGGCAAGGAGAAATACTACTGTCCAAAACATCTTTTACTAATTAGTTAGAATATAAAAGGCCTCCCATACCATTTTCAATACGGAGGACATTGTAATTTACAGCATAAATATCATCACCAACATCTTGGTTATCGTTGATGAGACGAGCCGAGTCAAGTCGACTGAAGTTTAGGCTGCCGGTAGGCTGAAGCTTACCAGAATCGAGGCAGAATGGGTAGAAGAACAGAGTCTTGGCTGTTCCTAAAGACGAGTTAGTGGTGTGGTAATACGAAGTTACGGTGGAGAAGTTGGGATCGGCAAATTTATAATCAGCAACATCTGTACCGTTAATTTGGAGCTTGAGCTTATTATTATCATTAAGGATCGCCATAGCGGAAGCCTTACCAGAAGCCAAATACTTGACGGGGTGGTTGAAATTCAACTCCTGGATCTTGGATCCGGAGGAGACCGCCTTCTGGGTTTGGGTGATCAACATATTTTGGGGCTGGGAAGCGAACACCTCACGCTCCTGGGTATCGAGGTACGCGTAATTGGCGTATACATCCCACTTGTCATCAGCCGCCGCGGAGCCCCAAGTGATTCGGAGCTCGACATCGTGATACTGGAGAGAAATGAGTGGGAGAGCAGTCTGCCAGTTCTCACAGAAAGCAAAACGGAGGGGGTACCACCTGTACGAGGTACCACCATTGGCAAGATCAGCGGCAATAGACTTGGAAGCGGTAGTCGCAGAAAGTCGGGGAGCAATGAGGGTGGAGTAAGTAGAATCCTGCTCATCAATCACCTGACCTCCCACAAGGAGCTCAACCTTGGAAATTTTGGTCAACCACTGGGCTTGACTGTAAGCTTGGGTAGCGGTACCATTATTGGGAACGAGGTAGACATATCCGAGCATGTCACCCTTGCGCTCGAAGCGAACGGTCGACATACCGTTGTTTGAGACGTTGCCTTGAATGACCTGACGCTCGACAGTTTGGGAAAAATTTGTATGACGTTTGTAGGTGGAGCGGAAGAAGCTCACCTCGGGCTGACCGACGAGGTGTACATCCTGGGCTCCGACGGCTACGAGTTGGGCAATACCACCAGACATTTTATATTATAGTGAGAGTTTATTTTTACAAAGATTCACTATTGTATAAAATGAAGTTTACATTTTTCATGTGTTGGTAAATGAAGAGTCTATATTCATAGAAATAATAATTCGACCCGGTTTTTGAATAGTATCAACCTTATGTAAAAGACTCGAAGGAAATAGAATAACTGAACCTTCTGTTATTTCAGGTTCAGTTTTTGTTTCAAAATGAAAAATTCTGTCTTTACTGACTGAATTTACATGAGACGTAAAAACTGTCTGATTTTTTTCATTTTCGTCGTGTAATACGTAAATTAAAGATAATGTGGCGTAAAATACTTCGCCATCTACTATTTTTGGATGACCTTCGTGCGCGTGATACTTCACACACCCTCCAGATTCGTATTTAGAATACCACGCTTTTGCAATATATGCCGAATCAAAATTCATTTTTGGGGTTACAGTATCAATCATCTCATTAATAGGATTCCAAACAATTTCTTTTAAAAACTCATGATTTTGAAGAATTAAATTATCTTCCTCGTCGTCGGTGATCTCCCTATCATAACTTGTAACACCATTTTTTAATATTTCATATTTATGACCTTTATGTTGATCTATTAGATTTAATAATTCTTTTTTTATATTTTCATGATTTTTTACTTTTGTCCAAAAAACAAAGTCCCGGGGAAAGTAAAAAACACCCATTCTTATTTATACAAATCTATTATCTTTATGTGCAGTTATATGTACATCCAATTAATGCGGCTTTATAAACGTGATTACTTTCATCTGTAATATTTCCACTGCCGTCTAAATATCGTATACTGTATTTTTCTATCGTCTCTCCTGTATCTTCCCATTGAATCTGACCATTTTCATCTAAATCGTTCATATAGACTTGTTTAATTTCGGCTTCAAAACCCGGTAAAGGATCAGCCGATTCTTCACGTACGTTGTAATAATATATGGTTTTAGTTTGAAATTCACATTTTGCCTTTACCGTATCATCTAATGTTGCATAATCTTCTAGAGACACACGTGAAGTTATTAAATTGGAGTAATATACCGAATATAAGTTTTGTGTGTTAGAATCTTCTATAAGTGCGTAATCGTCTACAGATATGATATGTTTAACAAAATCTCGTTCTTTTTCGAGTGGTCCAGGATCTTCTATTGGTACCTCTTCTAGCCAATAGTATTCCATTTTATGCCAACCATCTTTTCCTGACACCTTAACATAGTTTTCCCTTTCATAGTCTGAGTACTCTATAGATGACTTGTACTTATCATCTATACCGTCATATTCTTCCTTTGAAATTTCATATTTTTTTGTTTTAACATAATGTGTAACATTTGCGAGCTTCTGTTTGATTCTTTTTGAGTTTATTTGAGTGGGTATGAAATCACAATCTATTGTGGATTTAGCTACTGTATAATTGTGAAGTATATCGTCGTTCTGCTTCATAGAATATCCATGTATATTTGAGGTTGTTAGATAATCACCAGACAGTATATTACTTGTATTTATAACCCATAATTTACCGGGTCCGTGAGTATCAATAAGAATTTCATTATCGATAGAATCAACATTTGAAGTTGAAATTACACCGAAACAATTTATATCATATGATTTTTTAGATAACGAACACACGGGTACATCATACTTAAATATACCTGTATCCGAACATACCGTTAAAGATCTGTATTGATCTATGTTAGATGGTGTGACTTCTATCACCTGTGTTTTTCTTTTTGGTAATTCAGTGGCAATTTCTTGTATACTTTTGAGTGCATACGGTATAATATAATTATAATCAACCGAAGCTGGATTTGGACCCCACTTTGAATAATCCGGGTCTACACGAGGATCGTCGTCTCGGGTAGGTACATCATCAGGGATTTGAGATAATAATCCGGGTTTAACTACAAAACGAAGTTCTGGTGTATCATACCAAATATCTTGTGCGATGAGACCAGCTTCATGGGTGTAAATATTACTCGTAAAACTTTCCTTTTTATCGTACGTTTGTGGTTTAAGTTTCATAATAGTTTTTGTTGCATTTTTTATGTATGTCTCATTATCTTTGAGACGATCGTCTGAACTCGCTTCACTTTTTCCTATTTTTATATCGAGTTCTTTGATAGCTTCTACTAACACTGGAGTTACTTTACTATAATCTACACCATTTGCTACACCGTCATCATCATACGTACATAAATATGGTAAAACTTCTGCAACTTCATCGGCAATGAAACCTATTTGTTTTTGGGGTGTTACGGCTGCCATACGTTGTGTGTCAAAATCATCTGGTGGTGGTAGGTTATCACCATTCCCCTCTTTCCATGTATAGTATAAACCGTTCAATCTTTTCACCTTATCTAGAGAATCTATGAGTGGTTCAAAATTTTCTTTTAATTTTCGTGACGAATATGTTGGCCACCCGATACATCGTGCATGGTAAAAAACAGCATTTGGTGCTTGAAGAGTTACATTTATATCCCAATTACTTTGTCCACTCCAGCCTTTGTGTTGGGCTGTGTAATCAGCTCCGTAATTGTATACGGTGTTATTTCTATTAATGACATAACGCGTGGAACCTCCACCGGCGTTATTCTCGGTGGTGCTGTGGTTGCCACCCCTGTAGAACGCATGATTCCCACCAGAACGAGCATACCAGGTTGAGCTTCCCACACCTAATCCATAATCATTACCATACATACCAATCATCTGTTTCACCTGGGACCCGAACGTCATCGATACAGGGACATTAATTACACCATTGTTCAACACCTGAAGGCGATACGCCCCATTGGTAACAACATCAAATCGATCATTGCCTACTCCAAAACCGAAATAGCAATTGTCGTCTCCTTGATGACGAATCCAATCAGGAATCCATAAATTCCCATCATATATATGAACTTGACCACTACCATTAACCCTGAAACGTGTATTGCTCGCGGTGGCTATGACGTAATTATCATTAGTGTCAAAACCGAAATAACAGTCGTTATCACTTAGATGTTTCATAAAAGATGCCATGTATAAGTACTGATTGCTATCTATTTCGAATGCCTGATTGCCGTTCGTATAGGCGACGATGCTATCATTACCGTCAAAACCAAAGTAGGTGTTGGTATCCCCCGTGTGATAGATATAGTTAGGGATTTCTATGTTGATGGAGCTGTCACCTTCCGCTAATCGTATCCCTTTTGCAAAATGGACGTAGCCACTTGAATCTACAGTCAAAGCATCGACCCCAGCTGTGGCGATTTTGAATGTATCTGTACCCGAAAACCCAAAGAGATTGTTGTCATCCCCGGTGTGTTTTATATATTCATGAATGAATACGTCACCCTGAAACGTGTTGATATTCGTCATGGGGCAACTTGTTATTATAACTCCACAATTTTTTTAGCAGTCTGGAACGCTCCTAAAAAAATGGTTTTAGAAAGTTTTGGATCAAGAGTTTAATAGCCGAATGTAGCTAGTGCGTCACCATTATGGGCAATTGCGTGTACTCCACCACCTGAGGTTGGGGACATATATTCAACAAAAACGTGAACATTACCAGAAACCGCCATAGCTCCTGAAGTGTATAGTGCAACTGTATTAGCTGTAGTGCTTACATTTGACGCCCATGGTGTAGCATTGTCAGTTGTACCAAAAATAGTTTGATTACCCACCGAAATTACATTACTACCAGAGTTGATACTCCCCGCTTGGGAACCACCATTTACATCGAGTAATATTGTACTCACATGCTCATTTCTATCAACAAGGGTAGCTGTAATTTTTGCATGAAATATATTGGAAGTAAAGTGAATATTTGTTGTGGGGGATACACTCGCAGGCATACTATTTGATAAACTGTACGTCTTTCGCCCCAGACCCCCAGTATTGGTGATGAGACCCCCAGTGACGTAGGCGCGCTCCCCGACGTACACATCCTTAGCAATACCGACACCACCAGCTGCCTTGAGAGCACCTGTAGTTGATGATGTCGATTCAGTTGCATTTGTTAGGGTCACCACACCATCTAGTGTGGCGGCGGCACCGAATAGGGCACCTGATACACCTACACCACCTGCTACAATTAGGGCACCCGCGGTTTTGCCATCGGAGGCGGTAGTACCATGCACCTTGGAAACACCCCCAATATGTAAGTTTTCTTGTGTACTTATACCACCAGTAACCTTGAGGGCACCTGTTGTAGCCGAAGTTGAAGTAGTATCGTCAGTTAGGGTCACCACACCCGAGGCGTTTAGGGTAGTTATAGCCGCTGCATTAGATCCAGCTAGAGTACCATATACGTTAGTCCCCGAGATGGTAGCACCCTTTACCATACCAGAGGCTGTTAGGGTAGTCACGGCTGCTGTATTAGCTCCGGCTAGGGTACCGTATACATTGGTCCCTGAGATGGTAGCACCCTTTACCATACCGGAGGCGGTTAGGGTAGTCACAGCTGCTGTATTAGCTCCGGCTAGGGTACCATATACATTGGTCCCCGAAATGGTAGCACCCTTTACCATACCGGAGGCGGTTAGGGTAGTCACGGCTGCTGTATTAGCTCCAGCTAGGGTACCATATACATTGGTCCCTGAAATAGTAGCACCCTTTACCATGCCAGATGCAGTTAGGGTAGTCACAGCTGCTGTATTAGCCCCAGCCAGAGTACCATATACGTTAGTCCCCGAGATGGTAGCACCCTTCACCATACCAGAGGCTGTTAGGGTAGTCACAGCTGCTGTATTAGCCCCAGCCAGAGTACCATATACATTGGTCCCTGAAATAGTAGCACCCTTTACCATAGCAGAGGCGGTTAGGGTAGTCACTGCTGCTGTATTAGCCCCAGCTAGGGTACCATATACATTGGTCCCCGAAATAGTAGCACCCTTTACCATAGCAGAGGCAGTAACACTAGTCGCCGTGACATCTTCGAAACTGGCATGTTGACCAACAATCTTTTTCGCAATACCCATACCACCCGCAACAATGAGTGCACCTGTTGTTGTTGTAGTGGCATCGGTTGTAGAACCCACATAAACATTACCAACCGCATGAAGATTTGCATCGGGTGAGTCAGTATCTAAACCAATCCTACTCGTAGAGGCGTCAACATATAGAGTGTTGGTATTTACATAGAAATCACCACCACTCGTAATTCTGGCTTTTTCAGTGTTATTTATTTTGAAACTAACATTTTGACCAGACTTCGCATTAACATGTGTTGTACCAGCAGCTGATTGTTTAAGTGCATAGTTTGTTGTAGTGTTATTGTCAACATGTGCAAAAGAAGCATGGTCACTTTGACCCATAAAACCTATCGCGGAACGTCCAATATATGAGGTTTCATCCGCATCATATCCCGCATAAATATTACTCGTATGAATGTTAGCAGCTACACCGAGACCACCAGCAACAATCAGAGCACCCGTAGTTTTAGACGAAGAGACGGTTGTATCTGTGATATTGACATCACCAGCAACTTGAAGCTTTGAAGTTGGATCCGCCTCTGCAATACCAATATTTCCATTTGCTTTAAAAACCATATAATTATCCCCATTTATGGCATCATTTTGATCTTGGTGTGCAATTTTTAAAGAATCCGTGTTGGCATTGTGAGCTATTCTCCAACCATACCGTGTTGATTCGGTTAATTTAATACCAGATTCGGTTACGGGAGAACCACCAGATCCGGATCTAAGACGTATGAACGCATCATGGTCACCACTTACTGCTGCTATATCTAAAAGTTCACTCGGAGTCTTAGTGCCAATTCCCACGTTCGAAGTCAATGTATTTACAAATAGATTTGCAGTACCAACTTCAAGATTTGATGATATGTGTGCGTTTGAACCAACATTTAGATTTTTTTGAGTACTGATACCACCAGCAACCTTTAGGGCACCAGTAGTTGCATTGGTCGAAGTTGTAGTGTCGGTAATGTTAACACTATCGGCCTCAACATCCTCAAAGTTAGCGTGTAAAGCATGAATATTCTTAGAAATACCCACACCACCTGTGACAATTAGGGCACCAGTTGTTTTAGACGAGGCATCTGTGGCTGAGATTACCTTAGCGACAGCCCCAACATTTAGGTTTTCTTGGGTACTTATACCACCCA